GAGGCAAGACGATGAAACTAATTAACGGCACAGAAATGATAGACAATTCCCCTAATGAAAAGGCGGGTGAGTTAGCAGAAGCAATCTATGACGACGTATTATTTATTCTAGATATAGAACATAAGTGTATACAGGACGATGAGGACGGCAACACAAGTAATACAGAATACGGACAAGACTTATTTAATTGTATCTATGAACAATGCATGGTTTATTTTGAAAGGGAAACGAAATGACAATCGATGAAAAGAGAGAAGCAGTTATTCAATACGAGACGGCATGGCTTATGGAATGTAATGACGGAAATATATTAGAGGACATTATTAGACTAGGTTGGGACGGGTGGAACAATATGCCTGACGAGGCAGTAGAAAAGTTTTATAAAGATAACATTGAGGAGGAAGTAAGATGAGTGAACTAGAAAGAGATTTAGACCCACCCTCACCGCAAGAGCCTATAAAGATTAAAGCATGGTGGATTGGGGTTAAATGGGAAGACGGTAGAATAGAAGAGATAGCATTACCGGAAGCATTTAGACAAGCGGGGAAAGACATTGAGAACTTCTTAGACGAGGTTGAGTATGAATACAATCGTGATATACTAGAAGACCAAGCACATAAATATGGTGACCCCGATGGTGACTATTGAAGATGAGTTTGAAGATTGGTGGTTTGCATGGCTACAAAGATATAGATATGCAAGTGGCATGACTAACATAGACAAAGGCATAGTTAAACGTGCATTTCTAGCGGGATATAACAGAGGAAAATTAATAGATGGATAAGAAAGAGAAACAAATCATAGTCGAGCAAGTGGTAGTGACAGGCTATGTTAAACATGCGAATGGTAGAAAGACACCATTTAGTTTTGATAAGAAAACATTAGAACCAAAAGATTTAGAAAGTATTTTTAACGGCATAGCGAGGATTTATAAATGACGCCCGACGAAAAGAAAAGAAAGTTTGAGGAAGACATAGTAGAAATAGCAGTGGCTGAGTATTACGCATATGTTGACGAACATAAAAGAACAAGGTCAGAGAAAGATGCCAAGATGTTTTATGATGCTATGCGACTAGGTATTGTAAGAGGTATTAACTTTGCAACAAATCAGTATATGCAATCATTAAAAAACTTTGAGGAGGGGAAGAAAGATGGAAGCAATTAAGAAAAGATTAACAGAAATATTGCAAGAAAAGTATGACAAAGAATATGCAGAGACGGCGCATTTAATTAGTGATGCATACGCGCTAGGTTTAGAAGATGGCGCATTAAAAGCAAAGGCAGAGATCATTAATTTAATTAGTGGAGGCAAGCATGAAAACAAAACCGATATTTAAAACACCATCATCGCCAAGTTATAAAGGCTATGACAGGGAAATATACTTAAGTGAATACACACCTATCAACAAAGAACATTACAGACGACTAAGAACTTGTGCGGTTGTTTCACTCGGTATTAACATATTTCTATTGCTTGTGATGGTGATACGATGATGAAAGAAGACGCACTTATAAAAGCAATGATCGAAGCGATTCTAGCACCAAGTGATGCCGAGTCAGAAGAGGCCACTCAGTTAGGATTAGAGATAGCAAGGAATATGAAGATTGGTGAGGTGATCGAGGCGCAGAAGAAAGCCCTTGACATAATAAACATGGCTAATCAGATAGACAAAGCAAACGAAGTATTACATTAAGGAGGAAGTATGAAGATAAGCGTAGTAGTAGAAGTATCAATGGACGATGCCTATTTAAAACAAGTAGAGACGTGGGGCGTCGAGCCGAGTGATCACATCGCAACCATCATAGCAGAACCTATGCGAGAAAAAGGTTTAGTTGTGAAAGCAACCGCGTTAGAAATAGATCACACCATGTTTGACCGATTAAAAAAGTATCAAGAACACTTGGCGCAAGCTGACGCATATAACGATATAGAAGAAGAACTCATCGCGCGTGCATGTATTGGAGGTAAGTGTGACGATTGATAACGAGTTAGATAATTTAATTAGAGAGCAATCGTTGTTTGAAGATAGTGCATTAGAAGATGCAAGTGCATACGCCCGCATGATTATAAAGGGTGCAAATCGTTTTAAAGGAGAGAAAGAAAATGGAACAGAAAGAACTACATCAACAAAGTAATGCAGACTTACGCGAACACTGGGGTAACCTTGCAAGTAATTTCTTGGTAGGTAAAACAATCCGCCGAGTAAGATACTTGAATGACAGGGAAACTGAGGACATCGGTTGGACCAAGAATGGATTAGTCATTGAGTTTGAAGATGGTCATTGGATCGTAGCTATGGCAGACGATGAAGGTAATGAAGCCGGTGCTATATGGACATCAAGTCAATCAGAAATTAATGTGATACCTACAATCTAGGAGAACATCATGAGTGCTATTTTAAAGTATGTATGTGGAGATATTGAAGCATATTACGACGACGAGGATTTAGGAAGTGCATTTAAAGAAGAGATTACCGATTATCTTGAGTGGGAGTTATTAGGTAAAAATAAAAAAAAGTGGGCTGGAAAACCTTATTGTGATCACACGTTATCTTTTCCGTGGCAGTGGGCAAATGATGATGTCATTGACGGTGAATTTTATGCGGGGCAAGATGGACAAGGTAATCCGCCAGTGAAAGACCCCTTAACTGTTTATCTTACATTATATGTAGGCACAGACATCAATGGCATTACTTTTAAAACTTCACTCTCAGATATGATACATGATATGTATGAGATACATTTATTAGGAGATTACTTAGATACTAAGTCTGCTAAACATATTAAGATATTTAGAGATGCACTATATAAAGAAGTAAAGAAATTAGATAAAGTAATTGCGGAAGCGAGAGACTAAAATGCAAGCAATAGTAAGGGACAAGGACGGCAAGAAAATTGTTCAGTTTTATTTTAATTTTGAACTTGTAAAGCATCTGTGTAAGAAGTTAGGATTAACTTATGAAGAATACATGGTAGGACTTGCAAAAATAAAAGTAGAAGAAAAAAGAAAGAGGAAAAAGAATGGCAACACCCGAAGGTAAAGTAAAGAAGCAAGTTAAGAAGATACTGGATGACATCGGCGCATACCATTTCTCACCTATGACCGCAGGGTTTGGGCGAAGTGGTGTGCCGGACATCATCGCGTGTTACAAAGGATGCTTCATCGGTATCGAATGCAAGGCCGGAAACAATGAACCCACGTTGTTGCAAAAACACAACATCCGTGAGATAGAACGCAATCAGGGCTTGGCAATCGTGATAAATGAGGATAATATAGAGTCACTATTGGCTCTAGTAAAGGAGATTTAATGACTAGGTTAAAGAAAATATTGCATAGTTATACAGGAAGTAAAGCAGTAAAACACACGGGTGCGGAAGACAATGTTAACCACCCATCACACTACACACAAGGCGCAATCGAATGTATTGACGCTATCAAAGAAGCCACCAAAGAACTATTAGGTATTGAGGCGGTATGCACTGCCAACATTATCAAATACGTCTGGCGTTGGAAATTTAAAAACGGAGTCGAGGACTTGCGTAAAGCAAGGTGGTATCTCGATCGCCTTATCGAAGAAGTATCTACTACAAAGAACTGATACCTGTTCCCTAAGAAGAAGGAGGTCGTATGCTAGATCAAGCATTGATGTGCTTAGCCACAACCATTTACATGGAGTCCGCTCATGAACCACGCCAAGCGCAAATTGCCGTAGGCTACGTTTTGATGCGTAGGGCTGAGTTTGAACATAAGAACGTATGCAGTGAAATGAAGAGACCCGCGCAGTTTAGTTGGTATGGTTTAGTTAAACCACCATCGGTGATCCGACAACAATATAAAGACATAGCATACAAAGTATTACATAGATTAGAAGTAGATTATAGTTATGGAGCCACTCACTTTCATGATACAACAATAAAGAAACCAAGATCATGGACAGGATTGCAACCTGTAGTAAAATGGTCGAACCTAATATTTTATAAACAAGGCGGAAGTAAATATGCAAGAAACCCTTAAACAACCTTACGCGTGGGCGACAGAAGAATTTAATATTAATGGTGATCTTGTATGGTCATCGATAACACAATTTCGCCCCAAAGAATTATCGTGGATACGAGACCTACCTAATAAGAAACATTATATAACAATCACCCCTTTATACAAAAATGAAGAACAAGCAGAGAAAATTACAGGAGTCAAAAGCTATCGTGAATCTACGCAACGTCTTACTGATGCTTACAATGGTCTCTAATATAGGGTGTGTATCTCTTGCTACAAGTGTTGCCACTCAAGCCGGCGTGCAAGTGGTAGGTGAGCAGTATTTAATATCACAAAACAAACCTGTAATTAAATGTAATCTGATCAATGTAATAAAAGGAAACAAAATGTGCCGAGTGAGTAGAACTTATTTAATTAGGAGAGTGTAATGAACAAGGAAAAGATTTTTTGGATGTCAATATGTTTTACAGCAGGTATAATATTAGGTTTATCTTTTGCCAAGATAGATAACATACAAAAGAAATACACCTCGAATTTAAAATGTATACAAGGCGAACTCTATGAAGAAGTTAGAACTAATATGTTTGTGAAGTCACACCTTGAATGCTTTGAACAAAGGACTTTAGCGCCATGATTCCATTTAGTTATGCAATCGTAGATGACGAAGGTGAAGTCATACGCAAACATCGATGGTCTGTCAAGGAGGCTAAGTGGTTTACAGAAAACAATCCTGATGTTAAAGTAGTTAAACTAGATAAACCAAAAGAAGTTAAAGAAGACTTATTTAAATTAGTAGGGGAGTGTTTGTTTTAATGATTAGCAAAAAAACAGATGAGCAACTGATCGAAGCAGTAAATCAATACATGGAAAAGTATCCAAACGCAACGCGTAATCATATTGTATTACATGCAACAGGAAGCGCTACAAGAGTGAGAGAACTAGCCAAACAAGGTTTAATTAAATTACCTAAAGCATTACCCAAAGGAGCAAATACAAATTGGAATGGGTATTTTAGTAGGACCTCAGAAACAAATTCATCAAGGAAAGGCATGAAGTATTCGGTATGAATGATGATGTTGATAACGCCAATGATTTCATGCAACACATGATAGATGTAGGAGTAAAAAATGCGCACGGTAAAATCAAAAAACCTTCTAATCAAACAGGGAACTGTATATGGTGTGAAGAGCCGGTCAAAGATGACAGACGTTGGTGTTCAATTGAATGTCGTAACGAGTTTGAAAAATACACAAAATAAGAGGAGAAAAATTGTGGCAGACGCAAAATTAAATAACTTTAATCCAAGTGCAAGACAAGCAATATTAGAATTTGAAGATTGGCAACGTAGAGTATTTGCGAAGAACGCAAAAAAAGGATGGCGATTCTTTCAACCTGATACTGTTGATAAACCTACACCTCGTTCAGCTAAAGAGGCATGGGGCGCACCGTATGAAAGCGAAGATAGAATAGTAAAAGATGAGAAGATAACCAACAGAATTATGCTTGGATTATTCTTAGCGTTTGTGGTAGTATTATCGATACTATAAAGTCAATGGG